TGTTAGAAGAAAAATTAAATAGACTAGAGTCTAAAGTAGACTCTCTGACAGAAACAATGAGTAAGATGGCAGAAAAACAAACTGCCTCAACTTTATCTAGCAATAAGCTAGTTATTGGTGCTGCCGCAACGGTTATTGCAGGATTGCTTTCCACTGTGGTATTATTACTACTAAATTTACAAACAGTAACACCATTGGTAGGTGGATAATATATGTTACTAAACGAGGCATATAACACAGTTGTTACAGAAGCAAAAGTAGTTTTTGCCAAACGTGGACAATCAGTAACGAGAAAATTTCGTTGCACTGTAGGACCACGTAAAGGAAGGGTTGTTGCAAATCCTAGTCAATGTGCAGCCCCAATAAATCTTAAGAAGAGATTTATTTTAAAAAGAACAAAAGCCGCCAAAGGTGCTAGGATGAATAAGAAGGCGCAAAGAACAAAAAGACTAAGCCCAGCTAGTCGTATTGTTGCAAGGTTAAATAAGGCAAGAGGATGAACATTTTAAATAACAGTACTATTGATACAGTAATAGATTTTGCAAACGTAAAGTTTGGAATGGAACTAACAAAAGAACAAGTTGTTGGTCAATTAAAAGGATTATCTTTTTCACAAACTTTAAAATTACTAAGCACAATGAAAAACGATGACGGCAATGGCTTCTCAGAAATTATAGATTTAAGTTCTGTCTCAGAAGCATACGGAACAGTAGCTACGGCACAGCCAAGCAGAGCAACAATTAGATCACAAGGATCGGGTGTAGAACAAAGACGTGCAAACATTTCTAATCAAGATGCGAATAGAGATGCAAAAGGTACTCAAAGATTTACAGCAGGTTCTAACAAACAACCAACTGGACAAGCTGGTCCAAGAGCTAGCAATAAAACAGATCCAGATGATGATCAAAGAAATCAAAACGCGGCCGGCGTTGCACAAAACAGCAACCAATCGGCCTATAACGCACAAGAAATTGAACGCCTAAAAAAGGCAGCCGGGATAGCATAATGAAAAGCATTGAAACTCCGGGCGGAATCCCAACATTTTTATCACTACACGAAAGCGAGATGTACGAAAATTTATTAGAACGTACATGCAAAGAAGATTTATCTGAACGTGAGTGTTACCTAATTCAAAGCCTAATTAACAAAAATATTGTTAAGAAAATAGTGGAGAATAACAAAGTATATTTTGAACGAATGAAAGGGAGCCTATAATGCCAACAAAAGAAACGCAAGGAATGATGGACATCATTAATAAACTTAATGAAGCTACAAACAAAGAACCAACAGCACATCAAAAATTAAAATCACAAAGAAATACACCAACACCAAACGTAATTGCAGGAGTAAGCAAAGACGCACAAGGTATGTTAGAAATATTACAAAAACTTGACGAAGCTACACATAAAGCTACTGAAGAAATTATTGAAGAATCTCATAACGATATTACTTTATCAGCAGTTACTAAAAAAGGTGATAGTGTTACAGTGGGTGAATTTGAAGTTGTATTAGAAAAAGCTATGCTTATTCCTGGTATGACTAAAACGTTCTATAATATTAAAGAAGGCAATGAAATTATATACAAACAAATAGCACTGTTCGAAACAGCTATGGGTATTGTAAAAGGTTTATTATTTGGGAAAGATACAAAAGTTGAAAGACTATTAGATTTAGATAACAGATATTCTAGTGCTTTAGCAGAAGCAGCCACGTTCAAAATGAAGGCAAAATCACTTACAGAGTCAAGTAAGATAGATATTGCTATGGCAAAACAAGGATCTGCACTGCAAAAGATGAAAACTATCAAAAATCAAATCAAAAGTAGCCTTTAAGCATAAATACAATATATAATAAAAAACCTAGTGGGGTATTGAACATGGAATTAAAACAATTACAAGTGAACAAACTAACCAAGTTAGATAATGTTCTAAAAGAAGTATTTGGTATGCAGTTTGACTTTGGTGCAGGTAATGCAAAATTAACCAAAGTAAAAACAGTTACTGAAAAGAAAATCAACGCATTACGTGAAAGCGGCGTTGAAGTTAACGATAAACAATATCAGAAGTTATTGTTAGTATTAGAAGGTATAGACACAGTTATGAAAAACAATCCAATTTTGGAAAGTGAACTTGATCAAGCTGAAGTACTTTTAGCGGCAAAGCAAATGGCAGACGATCTACAAAAAATGGCTGAAAATTTAGCTAGCATGCAAGTAGAAGAATTAATGAGCATCACTAACGCAATGAAAGAAGAAGTTGGTGTAGCAGAAGCAGATGCATTTAACACATCTGCAGAAACAGCAATTAGTTCAGCACTTGAAGCAGTTAAGACAGCAAATCAGCAAGTTGCTGATGCAGTTTTAGTAGCACAAGGCCAAGCACCAGAAACAGATATGTCAATGGACACAGGTCCAGAACTTGATGCACCAGCAGATCCAGAAATGGATATGGATGCAGCAATTGAACCTGCGGCAGACGACTTTGAAGGCACTGATGCAGCAGACGCTGATACCGATATAGACGGCAGAGAAATGAAAGAAGACTCATATCTAAATGCACTACGTATGGTAAAAGAAGCACAAGCAGACGGCAAGATAAACAAAGAAGTATTAAAACAAGCATTTGCGGCACTGAAGAAGTAATGCTATGAGATACGCTGATCTATTTGAGATATCACAAGTAGATGCAAAAGTTATTGATCTACTTTCAATTCTGAGTAGCGAAGGAGTGGAGAGCATTCCTCTAGATTCGCTAGTTAAAGAACTGGTGGCTATGGGAATTGATGCAGACGCTGAATCATTATTCGATGAAATTCAGAATCTTCCAATTGTAAATAATGTTAAAGATGGTATAGTATATTTTAATACTGCCAGCTTGGGAGCCAGTAACATGAATAAAGTAGATCCAGAAAAGAATAAGAAAAAAGTTAAAGCAATGGCTAAGAAGCAAGTAGATAAAGAGTTAGACAAATGAGTGTAGGATTAAACGCAGCACAAGCAAGAGCCAAAGCATCACAAGACATGATTGTGTACAAAGAAACACAATCTATTATGGAACAAGTTATTTCACAAAGTGCTTTAGGCAAGTTTGAAGGATATGTAGACGATGCAACTACAATGACAAATTCAACTCCTACAACAGTTAAAATAGGTACAGTTAGCAACCCCACAATAACTAACGGCGATACCTTTATTTTCAATTCAAATACAATAACATTAGGAACATCTGGTACAACACTTAATGCTATTATTGCAGATATCAACGATGCAAACATTCAAGGTTTAACAGCCACCAAAGATTCAGGGTACTTAGTAATAACAATTGAAGGTTCAACTACATCATGGAATTATGAAATTGGTGCAGGAACAGCAAATACTGCTTTAGGATTTTCAACAGGAACATATAGTATAACAAACCCAACTAGTGTTAATTATTTTAATGTATGGCAAGGTACACTTACAGATCGTGGATTACAAAATCAAATGGAAACAGTAATCAAACATTTTCAAAATTTAGGATATAAAATTGAAAGACTTACAAACCCAGCTACTAGTAAGACATTAAGATGGTACATTTATTGGTAGGCAAAAAAGTTGCCTTTATAGGTGATAGTTTCTCAGCATATTGGCAAACAGAAGTAGAAAAACATAGTTGGACTTATCAACTAGCACAAAAATTCCCACAACATCAATATTATAATTATGCACACGGAGGCCGTGGACACGACTACTATGAATGGTGTTTATTGGATGCAAAATTGCGTGGAATTGATATTATTTTTACTAACAGAACATTTAAACAACGAGTGTCAGAATTTGGTAGCATTGGCAATTTTGAATTTGAAGAAACTGCAATTGATAGTAATTACATAACATTAGATGGTCCTGCTCACATTTGGTATTCGATTCATAGAAAATCTGGAATGTTTAGAAATACACAAGATAAGTATCCAAAAAATATAGAATCTAATATTACTCAATCATTAGAACGTAAAAGTACATCAGATGTATATCATTCTTGGAATGATAAATGGTACGATAATGTAGATAAATTATATAATTTTAAACATATTATTAAATTAGAATTATTACGTATGGTAGATAACCCAGAGTTACATACAGCAGAAGTTGAATTATATAAACATTTTGTACCTGGCGGAGAACAAGTATTTAATGATGATACTAAAGTCCATATGAAAGCAGCATACGATAGTGGAATAACAGTAGCACCTGATGATAATCATTGGTCGTTGCTTGGTAACGAATGGGTGTTAAATAATTTTATTTTAACTACGAAAACCATTGACATACTGTCTTAATAGTAGTATACTAAACACATGCTAAAAATCAAAAGTCCTTACCCATATAAAGAATTAAAACGAACTAGTGTAGATGGAAAACGTCTATATGAGAACCCTTGGGGCGATCCTGTTCCGAGTGTTACTACTATTTTAAGTGCTACACAGCCTGCTGAAAAACGTGCAGGATTAGCGGCCTGGAGAAAAAGAGTAGGCACAGAAGAAGCACAACGTATTACAACAACTGCTGCAAATCGTGGAACAGTTATGCACAATATATTAGAACATTGGGCATTAGGAGAATACGAAACATATAACCCAGGAAACAACATAGTACATAAACAAGCTAAAGCAATGGCACAGGTAGTTGTGGATAACATTGAAAATGATGTTGATGAGATATGGGGAACTGAAGTTAATTTATGTGCCGCTGGTTTATATGCTGGTACAACTGACTTAGTTGGTGTTTATAAAGGGCACCCAACTATTATGGACTTTAAGCAAACAAACAAACCTAAAAAACGTGAGTGGATTGAAGATTATTTCTTACAAGGAGCCGCATACGCAAATGCACACAATGAGATGTATGGCACTGATATTAGCCGTATTGCTATCTTTATGTGTAGTGGTGATTGTCAATGGCAACTGTTTGAAAGTGACCCAACAGATTTTAAAGATTGGGAATTAAAGTGGGCTCAACGTTTAGAGAAATTCTATAAGCTGTCATAAATATATTAATACAAGGAACAACAAAGAAACATGTCACTATTGAAATTTGATACTAGACTAGTTTTTCTGGCCCTGTTGACACATTAATGAAAGACATATGGCAACTACCACTAAAGTCTAGACTCCGGATGTGGAGGACTCTAAGAAAAGAGATACAGGCTTTAGATGACTTACTTCCTAAACTTGAGGTTGTAATGCAGTTCTGGAAGATGGCACCCATTAGTGTTAGGGCAATTGATCCGTATAACGAAGGTACCTGGCCAAACCCATGGGACCTATTACACATAAACGAATATGACGAGAACGTTGTTTCGTTGGGAATTGCGTATACTTTGCATTACAGTGATATTCCATGTAGAATATTACTAGTACAGAGTGTAGAAAAAAGTGAGATTAAATTGATTGTTTTAGTTGACAATTGTTATATTTTAAACTATAATTACGATATAATAGACAACCCAAAACTAATCAATAAACTAGATGTATTAAAGGATATAGATATTAGTGCATTAAGCAAATAGTTATTGATTGACATTACATGTTAAATACGTAGCTATTTTAACAAGAACGGAATACAGATGAGCAAAGATCAAATAGAAATTATAAAAAGAGATGGTACTACCGAGGTACTTGATTTAGAAAAAATGCACAAGGTTGTATTTTATGCATGCGAAGGTATTACTGGCGTTAGTGCTAGTGAAGTAGAAATTAAAAGTCATTTGCAGTTTTATGATGGAATTGAAAGTACAAATATTCAAGAAACATTAATTAAAGCCGCAGCTGATCTTATTAACGAACAAACACCAAACTACCAATGGGTAGCAGGTAGATTAATTAATTACCATTTAAGAAAAAATGTATATAATTCATTTGATCCAGAACATTTAAGTGTTATTGCACATAGAAACGTTGAGCTTGGTGTATACGATGAAAGTTTTTTTTCCGTTTATACAGAAGATGAAATTGATCAATTAAACAATTACATTAAACATGATCGTGATGAAAATATTTCTTACGTTGGAATGGAACAGTTCCGTGGTAAGTATCTTGCTCAAAATAGAGTAACAGGACAGATATTTGAAACTCCGCAAATTGCGTACATGATGATCTCAGCTACATTGTTTAGTAACTATCCAACAGAAACTAGAATGAAGTATGTAAAAGAATATTACGATGCTATTAGTAATTTTGATATTAGTTTACCTACACCTATTATGGCAGGACTTAGAACACCTCAAAGGCAATTTTCTAGTTGCGTTCTTATAGAAACAGATGATAGTCTTGACAGCATTAATGCTACAGCTGCCAGCGTTGTTAAATATGTTTCACAAAAAGCAGGAATTGGAATTGGTGCAGGTAGTATTCGTTCAATAGGAAGTCCTATTAGACGAGGCGATGCAACACATACAGGTGTTATTCCATTTTATAAATTATTTCAAAGTGCAGTTAAATCATGTTCACAAGGTGGTGTTCGTGGTGGAGCGGCAACACTGTATTATCCTATTTGGCATTTAGAAGCAGAAGAATTACTTGTATTAAAAAATAACAAAGGTACAGAAGACAATCGTGTAAGACATATGGACTATGGAGTTCAGTTTAATAAACTAATGTATGAGCGTTTGTTAACTGGTGGAGATATTACTTTATTCTCACCTAGTGATGTTCCAGGTCTATATGAGGCCTTTTTTAACGATCAAGACAAGTTTAAAGAATTATATGAAGAAGCAGAACGTACAGTAACTAGAAAGAAAGTTATGCCAGCGGCAGAACTATTTGGACAGTTTATGGAAGAACGTAAAAACACAGGACGTATCTACTTAATGAATGTAGATCATGCAAATACACATGGAGCATTTTTAGAAGATATTGCACCAGTAAAACAAAGTAACTTATGTTGTGAAATCAACTTACCTACTAAGCCTCTTTCTTCGTTTAGCGATAATGAAGGTGAAATTAGTTTGTGTACATTAAGTGCAATCAATTGGGGTAATGTTAGATCACCAGATGACTTTGAACGTATAGGTAGATTAGCAGTACGTGGTTTAGACGAGTTATTAGATTATCAAAATTATCCAGTATTAGCGGCAGAACTTAGTACAATGAAAAGACGTCCATTAGGTATTGGCATTATTAACTTTGCATTTTGGCTAGCTAAGAATGATTTAAATTATCAAGATATTGATAAAAAAGGTTTAGCCTTAATTGATACATGGGCAGAAGCATGGAGTTATTACTTAATTAAAGCAAGTGCAGATTTAGCAATTGAAAAAGGTAATATTTCAGGTGTTAACGAAACAAAGTATGGACAAGGCATTACACCAAATATGACATACAAAAAAGAATTAGATGAATTAATTCCACATAAAGAACGTATGCCTTGGAAAAGTCTACGTAAGCAATTACAAAAGACCGGAATACGTAACAGTACACTAATGGCACTTATGCCTGCTGAAACATCAGCACAAATTAGTAACAGCACAAACGGTATTGAACCACCACGTGCATTTGTTAGTGTTAAGCAAAGTAAACATGGAGTACTAAAGCAAGTGGTTCCTGGTTATCCACGCTTAAAGAACAAATATGACCTACTATGGAGCCAACGTAGTCCAGAAGGTTACTTAAAAATTATGGCAGTATTACAAAAGTATATTGATCAAGGCATTAGTGTTAATACAAGCTATAACCCAGAATTTTATGAAGAAGAAAAGATACCAATGAGTGTTATGCTACAACATCTTGTAATGTTTTACAAGTATGGTGGCAAACAATTATACTATTTTAACACATATGATGGTCAAGGTGAAATTGACTTTGATAAGAAGAATGCTGAGCAGATGCTTGGTAGAGATGAATTTAACACGGACGAAGAGTATGATGACTACTGCGAAAGTTGTGTGATATAAGGATTAACAACATGTCAATATTAAACGTAAATAACGAAAAATACCATACTGAAGCAAACGCATTTCTAGACGGAGATCTTGGGTTTCAGCGATACGATACTGTTAAGTATAAACAGTTCGATAAACTTACAGATAAGCAGTTAGGTTTCTTTTGGAGACCTGAAGAAGTTGATGTAAGTAAAGACTCAAAAGATTTTAAAGACTTAACTGACCATGAACAGCATATTTTTACAAGTAATCTTAAAAGACAAATTCTTTTAGATAGTGTACAAGGTAGAGCACCAGTTGAAGCATTTGGTCCTATTACTAGTTTACCAGAACTTGAAAACTGGATTATCACATGGACATTCAGCGAAACAATTCATTCACGTAGCTATACACATATTATTCGTAATATCTATAATAATCCTACAATAGTATTTGATGAACTAGCAGATAGTAAAGAAATTGTAGAATGTGCAGATGACATTTCTAAATATTATAATGACCTTATTGAGTATTCACAGTACTATCAATTGTTAGGTGAAGGAACACACAAAGTTAATGACAAAACAATTGAAATTAGTTTGTATGATCTAAAGAAGAAAATTTGGATGTGTGCAAATAGTGTTAACGTATTAGAAGGCATTCGTTTCTATGTTAGTTTTGCTTGCTCTTGGGCATTCGCAGAACTTAAGAAAATGGAAGGTAATGCTAAAATTATTAAATTTATTGCACGTGATGAAAATGTTCACTTAGCAAGTACACAATATTTACTTTCAAAAGTATTAACAAAAGAAGATCCAGACTTCCTAAAAATTGCAGAAGAATGTAAAGAAGAAGTTTCACAAATGTTTGTTGATGCAGTTGAGCAAGAAAAAGAATGGGCTAACTATCTATTTAAAGACGGTAGTATGATTGGTCTTAATGCACAACTATTACACGATTACATTGAATGGATTTGTTGTAAACGTATGACAGCATTAGGAATGAAATGTCCATATACAACACCACAAGCAAACCCACTACCATGGACAGCTAAATGGATTAGTGGAGCAGAAGTACAAGTAGCACCACAGGAAACAGAAATTAGTAGTTATGTTATTGGCGGTGTTAAAAAAGACGTATCAGAAGATACATTTTCAGGAATGAGCTTATAATGATAACAATTTACGGCAAAACAGCATGTCCTTATTGCGTAAGAGCTAAAGCACTATGCGAGTCACGTGGATTTGCTTACGAATACAAGCAACTAGACGAAGACTTTACAAGAGAAGATGTTATGGAAACCTTTCCAGGTGCCAGAACATTTCCACAAATAATCATATCCGGTAATAAAATTGGTGGGTATGATCAAATGATTAAGTACATTGAAGATACAAACTACAATGGAACTGGTCATTCACTATAAAGGATAATATATGTTAATAGAAACACCTTACACTAACGGCGATGTAGTAAGTATAAAACTTTCTTCAGGTGAAGAAATGATCGCACGTTTAGACTCAGAAAACGATACTAACGTTATAGTATCAAAACCTTACATACTAATTGCCGCCCAGAATGGGATGGCGTTAGCACCTTATATGTTTACAGTTACTCCAGATACTAAGATCAAATTAAAGATAAATAATATTATATGTGTAGTTAAATCTGCAAAAGATGCAAGCGACATGTATATTAAACAAAGTACAGGATTAACAGTAGCAAATGCCTCAGGTACATAGAAACGGAGATTCTAGAATATGCGGTGCAAGTACAAATGCACTAGCACATAAGAATATCCATGTAAATACACAACCAATTAGCGTTGACGGTGATACAAATAGTCACGGCGGCGGTAGTCTTGGTGCTAGATGTAAAAATGTATTTGTAGGTGGAAAATTAGTTGTACTAAATGGCAACCCAGCCGGTGCAGACAATCTTTGTCCTATTCCTCCACATTGTGGACCGGATGCAAGCTCTGGTAGTCCAGATGTGTACATAGGACAATAATAATGGCAAACGATTTTGTAGATGGCTTAAAAGACGCAAGTGATTATATCAATAGAACAACTGTTGACATTCCTACTGGTGCTGATATAGACCTAAATTCTGGTACTGTAACAGCTCAAACACAAGCGTACAGCTTGAAAGAAATCATTTGTAGCCTACTAGCCGGAAACGGCATAAAACTCCCAAATTTGCAAATATGCTTAAAAATTAACATAGGTAGATTAATACCTGAGATACCTGCAGGCTTGGAAGATTTAAGAGATGCATTACAAGAAGCAGAAAATGCATTAGACGAATTTATAGCACACACTAACATTGATAATGCACTAGGAAGATTAAACGCAGCCATAGCAGAATTTGCGGCTATTGCTAATATGATTAACTTCTGTGGTACACCAGTTGTTCCACGTGCTATTCCAAATGTATTAAAAGATGCAATGGGAAGTTTTACAGGTGCTGGTAAAGATATACTTGATACATTAGGTCAAATTGCAGATGGCGATATTGGTGGATGTATTGGCACTGATGGTAAATTTAATCCAAACTTATTTACAGGTGGACTATTACAAAAACTAGGAGGACAACTTAACAACCTAGCAAATTTACCAGATGCAGTCAAAAATAATATTATAAATGATTTGAATGCATTTAAAAATGATATTGGAAACTTAATTGAATTTGAAAACAATTTTGCAGGTACAGAATCAGGCGGACAAGGTGGTAGTTTATTTGCACCTCAAGAAAGAACTAATACAGGTGTTGGTGTTGCAATAGATACAGATAACATGACACTTGCAAAAAGTCAACAGTATGCAAGTAACTTACAATCAGTTTATAATAGCTTAAAAGGTTATGATGTTGATAGTGATGGGAACAATATATTCCATTATCTATTAGAACCTGAAATGATTAATAGGTTAGAAAATGATGGTGACCCAACAGTACCATTATCTGAAAGAGAACCAATATACGATCATTGTAATAGAGTTATAGGTTACACTGAACGTAATACACAAACAGTACAAGAAGCCAGTTCTGGAAGTCCTAGAATTGCACAATCACAACCAGGTATGTCCGGATTAGCAGAAACTGGAACAAAAGTTACAGCTTCACCTGCATCTACTACAAATTTAAATGCGGAAACACCAACAAGTAGTGATTCTTCGGGAACAGGTGCAACTGGACCAACTGGACCAACTGGACCAACCGGTGCAACAGGTGCAACAGGTGCAACAGGACCAGCCGGTGCTAACGGAGTAGATGGACAAAATGGTACAAATGGAGTAAATGGACAAGATGGTGCTCAAGGACCACAAGGACCAACTGGTGCTCAAGGACCACAAGGACCAACTGGTGCAACAGGTGCAACAGGACCAGCGGGTGCAACAGGACCAGCAGGAACACCAGGAACACCTGCTATTGCAGAAAATGGTACTACATCACAAAGACCTAGTAGTCCAGTACCTGGGCAATTCTTTTTTAATACAGATACGGCTATGTTTGAAGGGTGGAATGGAACAACATGGGTACAGTTAGTACCATCACAATTCCAACAAACCCCATAATTTACTAGAATCTTTAAATAATCTATAAAAAACACTAAAAAATAACATTTCTTGGTTGACAAAAGTTCATCTTACTAGTATATTAGTACTTAATAGGAAGTAAAAGTAAGGCTAATAGAAACACAAATAATGGTTAAAATATAATTATGAGAGCAACAGAATACAAAGATGGAGTAAAACGCATTAAAGCTAAAATCGAAGTTCCAATGAGTGAACAAGATGTAAGCAATTATGTAATTAGTGCTCTTACGAGTAACGCAGTTGATTTAACAACAGTACAGAAACTTAACAAACGTGAATTGCTACAACTAGCAAAAGAAGAAGTTAGGGTAAAAGGTACTAATTCAGTAATTACTGAAACAGTTGATAATGATACAAAGGTTATAGTAAGAAACTACGTGAAACAAATGTTTCCGGAATTACAATAATGGGTGACACTTCAACCGACTTATGGTATGAAGATATTAAGCACGATGATATTCTAGATATGCTAGAACATCTTAAAGAATCTAGAGTTGATCCTTGGACAGATGATTTCGAAACAAAACTAGGTATTGATATTTTACCAAAAGTTATACAAATAAAAGAATCCGTTTTTAGTTGATAAATAAAAACGTAACTTAACTATGCCGGTGTAGCTCAGTTGGTAGAGCAACTGATTTGTAATCAGTAGGTCCGCGGTTCGAATCCGTGCACCGGCACCAGATACTTAGGCCCTTGTGGTGGAATTGGTAGACACGCAGGTCTTAGGAACCTGTGTCGCAAGACGTGAGAGTTCGAGTCTCTCCGAGGGCACCAATAGAAGGAGAAACGGCAATTGGACTGCCGGGCTGAAACATGCTATATATTAGGACACACAAAGAGAAGAAGAACAAAAAGAGAAAGTACGAAAGGATTTTAAAATGAAACAACATCTACTAGAAGCATTAAAAGCTCACGCAGAAGGACAGATTGCAAAACATAAAGCTAATGTCCATGTGTATTTAAATCAGTCAGTAGGTATAGGTGAACATCCAGATATTATTGATGCAATTGAAGAACAATTGGGTTTAATTGCAAAATATGATGATCATCTTGAAGTATTGAATAAATACTTTGAAGAGTAAAATTTAATGGGGGTATAGCTCAGTTGGGAGAGCGATTGCTTTGCAAGCAATAGGTCATCGGTTCGATCCCGGTTACCTCCACCAAATAGGACAATTAATGAAATTAGCAATATATCAAAATAATTTAGGAAGTGCATCAGGAATACATTGGTGGCTTTCACAAGAAATGAATATTGGGCCAGAAGTATACTCGTTTACAGATGGGTATCTTCGACCTCAACATAATCACATCGGCGGCATAGTTATTGAAGATGGAAACCATCCGTTACATAAACAGTTTAATGATTCTTTTGAAGAACTAGATAAAACTGAATATGGAACTGTTGACCCATTTGCAAAACTTGAAGATGTTATAAAAGACTTTGATACAGCTATTTGGAGTAACTATAGTGGAAACTTAGCTAACCCAGATAATATTATTAAAGCAGATAAAACAATCTTAGTTGACAATACAATAGAAGAACAGCTATTTTTCTATATTACAAACTATGCGTTTGCATGGATTGAAACAGCAGATGATGTTACTGAGCAATCAGAATCATGGGCTAATGAACATAGTCATATTGAAGGTTGGAAAGAAGAATGGTTTGGAAAGTATCATAAAGAGTATCTTAAAGCATGGGAAGATGGTAAGCTAAAGTATATGTGGCAATTAAATTTTGCACATCACGATTTAGCAGACAATCTAAACAAGTATGATAACAATGTTATCTTAGGAGAACCAGAAGATCATGAAAGACTATTTTTACAAAAACGTCAGGAACTGACAGACGCATATTCGCAGGATACGCAATTCTCGTATGCAAATAATGAAGTAGATCATATAGTAGTAGATGACAATTGGTATACAAGTCCTACTGTTATTACAGATTATCTAGGCATAATGAGTTCGTTTAGATTGAAGAAGTTTTTACTTGATTATGTAAAAATGTATAAACGTAAAAAAGGTTTGTACAACACACAATTTATAAAATATTTATAGGAGAATAGGCTTATGGCATATTCGGCAAAAGTGTTAGACCATTATAATAACCCACGAAATGTAGGTAAAATGGATGCTAATGCTACAAACGTAGGAACAGGTATGGTAGGAGCTCCTGCTTGTGGTGACGTAATGAGGTTACAAATTAAAGTAACAGAAGATGGTATTATAGAAGATGCAAAGTTTAAAACATATGGATGCGGCAGTGCAATTGCTAGCTCAAGTATGGTGACAACTATGCTAAAAGGTATGAATTTAATACAAGCTAGTGAAATTAAAAATACAACAATAGTTGAAGAATTAGCATTACCTCCAGTTAAGATTCACTGTAGTGTATTAGCTGAAGACGCAATTAAAGCTGCGGTTAGAGATTATCAAGGTAAAAACCCTGATGATGTTGATGGCAACTATTATGAATTAAAATAGCATAGATATATTAAATACATAAATAACTGTATAGGAGAATATTATGAAAAAACTAATAACAATATTATTTTGTGCGGTTATAGCATTTCCATCTTTTGCAAAAGATATTGTAATGGAAGTATATGACTTTGAAATCACAAGAGTTATTGATGGAGACACGGTTGCATTTAGAGCAGACTTTCTGCCAGCACCACTTAAACAGGAATTAAGTATTCGTGTTTATGGAGTTGATACACCTGAAAAAGGTTGGAGAGCTGAATGTGAAAGAGAAGCCGCATGGGGTGAAAAAGCCTCACAATTTACTAAAGATAAACTTAACGCATCTACAACGCTACAAGTAGCAATTGCTAAATGGGATAAGTTTGGTGGCAGAGTGTTAGGTGATATTATTATTGATGGTAAAAGTTTAAGACACATGCTTCTTGATAATGGATTTGCTAGAGAATATTACGGCGATAAAAAAGAATCTTGGTGTTGACAAATACTTAAAGACAACTTATAATACTAACTAATAAGCGGATGTAGCTCAGTTGGTTAGAGTGCCTGCCTGTCACGCAGGATGTCGAGGGTTCGAGTCCCTTCATTCGCGCCATATGGTCCCTTCGTCTATCGGTTAGGACGCCAGGTTTTCATCCTGGAAAGAGGAGTTCGATTCTCCTAGGGACTACCACTTACAACAAGTGGCTCTGTAGCTCAGTTGGTTAGAGCATCCGACTCATATTCGGAAGGTCAGTAGTTCGAATCTACTCAGAGCTACCAAACATAAATAACAGTATGAAAATAAGATACTACAAAGACATAGATGGTTTTCGTTGGTTAGGTTTTATTTTAGCTATGGCAAGTGCTTTTTTACTTAGTGGTGGACAAGCAGAGTATCAATGGATGGGTTGGGGTATAGCCTGTTTTAGTTGTAGCATCTGGGTATATATGGGATACAAAGACAAAGACATACCAAGAGCATTAATGGAACTAATGTACTTTGCTTTAGCTGTTCGTGGTGTTATAAACTGGATATAATAAATGAAACAAATTGAATGTCACGTGTGTTTACATACACAAGGATTTTACGGAAATACATTTTTATGGTTATTCAACCTGCACAAAGAGTTTGCCTTAGCACCTTTACGTCCTAGATTTACAGTAAAGAAAATTACTGAAGATGGTGAATACAATGACAAAGGTGACGGAGACTTTTTTCATTTCAGACCCGATGATTATCACAGATGGTTTATTAAAGATATGTCATGGGAAACACATGTTAATAATGTGTTACAAGAACAAGCAAATACTAAATGGCGAGATAAAACAGAATTTACTAAACTGTTAGTAAAGCCAGAAATACATTCACCACAAAGATTCGTTAGCTTAGGTCATATGGACATCATAAGTACTAATGTAATATATCATTTATCCACACCTTTAGAAAATACAGAATTTTATGAAAAAATAACAAGGCGACTAATGTTATTGAATACAGTAGACGAGAGTCAATACGAAGAAATTTATAGAAACACTATAGAACAAAAAAACAAAAGTGATAGAGCAGTTAATATTATTAAAGAAAATCATACTGTAGTTGAAGTTGATGTTGATAAATTACTTTTTAAATATGATCAACAAGAGTATGAAAAAGTTATAAAACATTTAGGTACTGAACCTTTACATAAATGGAAAAAGAAACTAATGTACGCAAAGGAAACTATAAATGAATAAAGCAGAAGATATTGAATGCCACTTGCTAATGCATACAGCTTGTTTAAGTGGTAACTTCTTTTTATATTTTATATCCTTACATGACGATTTTTTAACCGCAGACTGTTATGGCATTGATAAACGCATTGACAAGTTCTGGGGACAAAAAGCAGACGAAACATTACACCTTGCAGTTGAAAGACATAACTTATGGCAAGGTGCAATAGGAACATCTAGAAATACAACACATGATAATCAAGACAAATTGTCATGGAAAGAACATGTTATATTTTCTGCTATCACAGCAGCTAATCATCCACATGAACGCAATTCAGCAACGTTTACTAAAATATGTTGCAAACCAAACTTGTTACACAATGTTAAAGAAGGTTGGAAAGAAGGAGCAATTCATCAATTGCTAGAAACAGTACTTCCTAAATGTTTATATCTTCCAGACGTATCTAGCAGTGAACACTTTGATATATTTTTAGAAAGAGCAAGAAGATTAAGACCGTACAAAGACAAAGATGGTCAACCAGAAACATTTCAAGATACTGGTGTGGAAATAAATAAAAAATTCTTAATTGATCAATTAGAAGGTCAACGAGAAAAGATGGACGAATTAAAAACATTATTAGATGTGCATGTTATTGATGCAGGTAAATTATTATTTGATTTAGATGAAAACGAATATGCATTATTGTTAAAAAAGATTGGTGGAGAACCACTGGCTAATTGGAAAGAAGTAATTAAGGATTATACTAAATTAGTATATAAAATATAATATGGCAGCACACAAAGAAACAGTTTTATCAGTAACACATTACACAGACACATTATTTCATATCACAACTACTCGAGACAGTAGTGTACGATTTAGAGATGGTGAATTTATGATGATTGGATTAGACAACTGGTCAGAAAAACTACAAAAGAATAAACCTATAATGAGAGCTTATTCATTAGCAAGTCCCAACCATCAAGAAACACTAGAATTTTATAGTATCAAAGTACAAGACGGTCCACTTACAAGTAGATTACAACATGTTAAGGTTGGTGATGAAATATTAATTAATCCTAAAGCAGTAGGCACACTAGTACACGCAAATTTAAAACCAGGACGCAATTTGTACCTACTAGCTACTGGAACAGGAATCGCTCCCTTTATGAGCATTATACGCGGCGTAGAGACGTATGAACATTACAGTAGGGTAATTGTAGTATGGGGCACTAGAATAGAAAAAGAACTAGCCTTTAAAGATCTTATTGAAAGCCTAAACACTGATGAAATATATCGTGAAGTAACTGAAGGAAAACTTAGAACATATTTCACATGTACACGTGAGCCTTATGAAAATGAAGGCAGAGTAACAACAGCAATGTATGAAGGTAAAGTACAAGACAAATTATGTTTGCCACCAATTGATGCAGAACATGATAGAGTTATGATATGTGGGTCAATGCCAATGAATTTAGAATTAAAAGAATATTTAGAAGCTGAAGGTTTCACTGAAGGTGATAGTAAAACACCAGGGGAGTTTGTGTTAGAAAGAGCCTTTGTAGGATGAGAACTGCTGAACAAAAGAAAGCTATCACTGATAGATATGAACCAGCAAAATTACATAAAGGTGTAGTAAATCAAGGATTCATTGATTACTTACTTAACCAATATCACAATTCAGAACAAATTGTAAAATATAAAGAAATAGGATCAAAAGGTCCTGTAGTAATGAACTATAGCCCAGATAGACAAAAATATGAATCTTGGTTCACACCAGTACAAAACTTTGTAGATCATTTAATTGGCGACAATATGGTTTGGGGTAGTAATATATTTAGAGTTGAAAGACCTCACATAGTTCATAATGATGATTACCACGAAAAGATATATGATATCTTTAAAACAGTAGTTATTCCTTTGGAAATATCAAAGCCAACTAATTTTATTGTATTTGATCAATATTATTTAGATGGTCCTATTAAGTGTTTCAGAGGATATCCAAAAGTACCTGAAAGTTTTTATAATAAGAGTTTAACTGATTATTCTAAAATAGAAGGGTTTACAGATATTCCATTTAACAAACAAATATATGATGAATATCTAACACATGTACCATATGAAGCTTTACATGGACTTACAGTAGAATCAATTGTACGTTGGCAGCCCGGCGATGCAATTACGTTTGATATGGGTAAATTACATAGTGCAGTTAACTTCAATGCTCATGGTATTGATTACAAAATTGGGTACAGTATTTTTACTGGTAAATAGTAATAGCAGGTAGCAAACATGGCCCGGCAGAGATTCAATGCTTGCATGTCAACACCGTAGGACAGTGCCAGCGGACAGCTAACCCTGTGTTTTATTAGAAGAGGTGACAGATGAGCTTAATAGGACATAACAGTAATAAGAAAACAAAGTTAATAATTGATATATCAGACATTTACGACAGACGAGCTCGTAAACAAAAAGAACTAGATTATTATACAAAGGAAATTGATAAGTTAATGCTTAAATTAGGAATGATACAACACGAAATAGGCGTTAATGAAACAATTATTAGATTAATAGAAAACGAACAAATACTTGACTTGCAGGAAGCAATTCGAGAAAAAAGAAAAAACTTAGAGGATTAAATGAATACACTATACTTAGTATGCAGTCATAGTTGCATAAGCCAAATGGAAGTTCCATATTTGCTTAATAATAGTCCTATGTTACATGGAGAAAGCCAAGCAGGTGAACACTGGGCAAGTTATGAATTAAATGGACAAGAAATTGATCATGAACCAGGCAACCTAGGTAAAATACGTGTACATGATGACTATTGGAATATATCAGAACAAGATAAACAATGGTACAATTATAACGTTAGAAATACTATGAATATTTCAAATGATCAGTTAGACGGATTACTTAATTTAATTGAAACAAAAAGTATTGCCGTACTACTACATGCACAAAATTATAATGACATTTGGAAATGGAGTAGAGGTATACCAGTAATATTAATTAGAACAAAAATTGATGAATGGGAAGGTAACATTGTTAGTTGGGCAGCACGTGAGTACAACTATTTAATGGAAGACGATCGTAATGCAAACTATAGCAATGATGACCATACTTGGAAACCAACAGAAGAAATTGTTGATAACTTTATTGCTAAAAAACAATTCAATAATGAAATTGACGAAGACAGTGGTGATATTATACTAGGTCAAAGTCAATGGTCTACAATTGATGGACTCAATACGTTATGGGATACAGTGGGTATTGATTCTCCAGATCAAAATTGGATACATCAATATTATGAAGATTTTCAAAATCATCAAGAAATAAATCAAGAACTAGCAAAGGAGATAACTGATGCCTACAATAAAAGATAGGGACGAAGTAGTTTTATTTTCAGACCCAATTAAAATTTACTTATTTAAAGATATAGCAAGGGTTAAGATTTCATTTAAAGTAACTGACTACGTTGTTATTGCTAGGGAGATCCTACAAAAAGACTTTGAAACAATATTAGAAAATTGGGACAAAGGTGAAGGTATTCAAGGATTGGAAATGAAAGGCGATGGTAAAATTTGGTGGTATCATAGTAAATCGGGTCCACGACCTGAATGTGAACCTGCTAGTTTTGCAGCCGTTAATTTTAATAGATTTAGTTTTAGATTTTCTATTGACACAATGAACAAATTAAAAGAAACATACGAGCATCAAAAAAATAACTTGATGCATTGGGATTAATTTATGCGTAAACAGTTAGACCAGCTATTAAAACAAAATAAAAAAATATCTATAGGTTGGTTAGTGCATGATAAAAATGATCCATTTGTAACTGGCTTTTCTAGAAACTTATTTGAGTACTATTATGTATTATTAGAGAATTCAAACTTTAAACAGTTTGTCGGAGTAAGTGAAGAAGATTTACAAATACAAAGCGATGGAGATGGATTTGAAACTGTATTAATTATTAGACAAGGTTTAGTATTTCCAAACATTGATCAATTTATGGAATTTATTAATGAACAAAACTTTGAAGATTTTGACATTGTACTTGCAGAAAGTTATAGAGAACATATCTTAGATTTTAATAAGACAAATACTGCTAATAGGTCAGAACTAACAAAAATGCTTAACACTGAAGTTTCATTTGTAGCAAATACTGATAATCCAGAAATAGCAAAACAATATATGTATAGTCCAGGTCCTGGGCAAACATTTAATAAAGTAATAACTTCATCGGGTGGATTAAATCCAATACTATATCCATATTCGCTTAATATGAGCGAAGGTTCAACAGTTGAATTAAGAGATATTAGTAATGTAGGATTATTAAATGCAAGTCGTTGGATTACAGAATGGGATGGAACAGATTGTGCTTCATTTGTTAAAAAACTTATAGACAGTACTAGTGTGGATGGAACTACATGGATAGTACGTGGTGGTAAACATAAAGAATCTATGCAGGATTTATTAGACCAACAAGAAGGTTTTAGCGAGTGGTTTAAGAATGTATTTCCAACATTAAAATACAAGTATATACGACATGATTTCTTTAATGGATTACAAACCAGAGATTTAGTAGGTGACTTAGAAAACACTGAAGGAAACATCTATATACATTTAAGTAATATATTTCATTATCAAGCTACTGCATTCTACTACAATTTAGAAGATAGAATAGAGTGTTTGAATGATATAATAAGACGCATTAATAACTCAAATATTGGCCATAGAGTAATGCTAACTTATATGGATCCACAGATGCAAAAACCACCAAAAGGAACATGGGTAAAAGACATTCCTTTACAAGAATTACACGATAAATTCCGTGTTTTTCCTTGGCAAAAATAATAAAAAAATTAAATTAATTTAAAAACCCTTGTTTTATAAGGGTTTTTTTATGACTTTTTTTAACTTATCTGGTTGACAAGCAAGACGTCTTACTGTATACTGTAAGTATAGTTAATAAAAAACAGGAGTTAAAAAACATGGCATATATTACAAGCAAAGATGTAAAAGCAGTTAGAGAAGCACTTAAAGCTGAATTTGGTAAAAAGTTTAAATTTGGTGTTACTAAGCAACATCATTCAAGCGTAAACATTACTGTTAAATCAGGACCTGCACCACTTGATACTTATGAGATGAAGAATCAAAGAGGTGATATGATGGCTAGCAATGGTCATTTTCAAGTAAATCATTATCATACACATATGTATGGTGAATTCCAAGGTTTCTTTGATAGGCTTTCAGAAATTGCACATACTGCACCAGGTTTAGCAGGTGGTAGAAAATGGTTTGATGATAGTGATGCAATGACAGATTATTTCAGTACTGCATATTATGTTAATATCAGTGTTGGACAATGGGATAAACCTTACGTACAAACTTCTTAAGAAAGGAAAAAATGATAGAATATAAAAAAGACAACCCACACAAGGAAATAGGTAAACAAAAGTTTAGAGTTAAAACTTATTACACGGCGTGGGTTGAATATGATGTTATTGCTGATAATAAAGACGAAGCTATGGACAAAGTAATTGAACATGGTGGAATTGAGAAAATAGATTGGCAAGATGGTTGTTTAGGTGATGCAGAAGTTTATGCATGTGACCACAATTTTGTAGAACATGGTGATACAGTAAAAGTAGAAGAATGTGTACCATATGAAGATACAGATATTGACACTGGTGAAGAAATGTTAAATTACGAAGATCCAGATTGGACTTCAGATGAATATAGATGGAAAAAGTAATGAAAAGTAAAAGTATTATAATTGTATTGTTAGTTATATCGGCAGTTTATATTGTTATAGATTCTAAAAATAAAACAGATGCACTTAACTATAAAAACTCATTTATAGAAGTAGATTAAAAGGTTGACAAGTAAGATGTCTTACTGTATACTGTAAGTATAGTTAATAAAAAAAGGAACATTATGAAAACATTTACATTTGAAGCTATGGGTAGAACATTTACTGCAAAAGCAGAAAACGGATTAGACGTGATGGAAGATGCTAACAAAGCTATATTGTGGCCTAATTGGAAAGACGGAATGTGGGACCAAGTAAGTGAAACAAAGTTTGTTTGGGTATTGGGTAACTTTTTTGATTAAAAGGTTGACAAGTAAGAAGTCTTACTGTATACTGTAAGTATAGTTAATAAAAAACAAGGAGAAGTAAATATGTATGAAGTAGCAGAGTTAAAGTTAATTGTTGAAAAAGCTAAAGCGGCGGCACAGACTGCATCTTTAAAATTTTTAAATGAAACATTACAAGGTAAAGATAATTATCCTTGTGGGTTTGCTTGGGTTAATATTTACGGTGTTAAAGGTAATACCAAATTAGGTAGAAATCTAAAAGCCGCAGGTGTTAAACAAGATTACACTAAAGCATTTCAAATCTATAATCCAGGTGGTGTTAGTGTTCAAAACGTTGATGTTAAAGAAGCCGGTGCACAAGCGGCCGCTGAAGTGTTTGAACAATATGGTTTCAAAGCATATGCTGGTTCAAGGTTAGACTAATGCAAAAAATGGATCAAGCTACCATTGAGTTGTACGAACGCAGAATAGATGCTTGTGTTCGTACTGCTAAACAAGCTGAAAAAGGCAGTTGGGCAGAAAAGTTTTGGATGCAAACTGCAAATACAATTCTTAAAAAACTTCGTAGGAATACTTAATGAAAAATATAATTAAATTACCAACTCTTTTTAAACGTGATACAACCGGCAAGATTCGTATGTGGGAAGTTGAATATGCCGAAGGAATCCTAATAGGATTAGAAGTTACTGATCAAGGCAGTGCAGGTACCAGAACAATTAGTGGTCTAGTTGATGGACAAAAAGTCACTAGTGAATGGAATCTAAGTACTCCAAAAAATGTTGGTAAAGCAAATGAAACAACCAGTTTAAGTCAAGCACAGGCAGAAGCCCAAGCATTATGGGCAAAGCGTTCAGAAAAAGAGTATTTTGAAGATGTTAACGCCATCGACTCTTATGAAAAATTTAAGCCAATGCTTGCACATGATTACACTAAACGTCCACAGGAATCAGGTTGGAGTCAGCCTAAGCTAGATGGTATTCGTTGTGTAGTTGATAAAAATGGCATGTGGACACGTGCTGGTAAACCTATTACAAGTTGCCCACATATTTGGGAATCACTTAAAGGTTACATGGAGCAGAATCCACATCACATACTAGATGGTGAACTTTATAATCATGAACTAAAAGCAGACTTTAATAAGATTACAAGTTTGGTTCGTAAGTTAAAAAGCACACCAGAAGATATTGCAGAAGCCGAAAGTCTTGTACAATATCACGTGTATGATATGTTTGATAGTGTAGTACCTAATATGAAGTTTACAAATCGTGTTAAGCAAGCATATTGGGCTAACAACGAATATGTTAAAATTGTATCTACTGATTACTGTGAAAACCAAGCACAATTAGATGAACAATATAGTATGTACATGGAGCAAGGCTACGAAGGACAGATGGTACGTAATGATACTTCATACGAAAGCAAGCGAAGCAAAAACTTGCTAAAACGTAAAGAGTTCATTACAGAAGAATTTACTGTTATTCAAATGTTAGAAGGACAAGGCAATTGGTCCGGACATGCTAAACGTTTTGTTCTTAGGGATAAAGAAGGTAAAGAATTTGGTAGTGGAATTAGAGGACAACAAGCACAGTTATCAAAATTGTGGGAATCTAAGAATGCACCGAATTGGGCTACATGTAGATACTTTGAATTAACGCCAGATGGTGTTCCACGTTTTCCGGTTATAGTAGACTACGGATATGGTGAAAGAAGCGACTAGTGACGGTATTTGACGTGTTTATAGGCGTGATTATAGCCAACTATGCATTAGGTTTTATTAATCTTTTTTTAAATTAATTTAGAAACCCTTGTTTTATAAGGGTTTTTATTTGACTTTTCTGGTTGACAACCAAGACATCTTATCATATACTGTAAGTATAGTTAAACAAAAGGAGTTACAAAATGCAAACACAAATAGAAACACTAAAAGGTAAAATTAAAGCAGATTACATTAATTGGACTACTGCTGGTGGTACAAAAGAATTGTCAGGTTACTTTAAAGAAACTGTTGATAATTTTGATGATAGTATCACTGTTAAAACAGGTAAAAAATATATCAAGATCATACGTGATAATGGTGTATGGGGTTTCATTGTTAACACAGACGATGACAAATTGTTTAAAAAAGGTGATATCCTTAAAGCCGCAGGTTACAATGCACCAGCTAGGAATGCCGCACGTGGTAACGTATTTGAAGATTACAGTGTAGCATGGACTGGTCCACATTACTTAAAATAGGAAAGTAACTATGACACTCATAGAAAAAGCACAACTTTTCGCAACTGTGGCTCACGCCGCAGTTGGTCAGAAGAGAAAATACAGCGGAGACGATTATATCGTACATCCAGTTAGAGTTGCCAGAATCGTTAAAGAGCATGGCGGAACTGATGAGATGATTGCCGCGGCATTGCTACATGATGTCATTGAAGATACTCATGTATCACCTGCATTGATTGCTGAAGAATTTGGATGGGTTGTATTTAAGTTGGTTCTTGAATTAACTGATACTAGTAAACCTGAAGATGGTAACAGGGCAGTACGTAAAGGCATAGACGCTAAACGTCTTGGAATGGCAAGTGAGCAAGCACAAATTATAAAGCTAGCTGACTTAATTGACAACAGTGCAGATATCGTAGCAAATGATCCTAGCTTTGCAAAAGTTTTTCTTAAAGAAAAAGCAAATCTTTTGGATATAATGACTAAGGTACAAACGCACTCACTCCATGCAATTGCATTGGGTGCAGTAAAAATGGAAGGATAAATATGTTTATGGACATCGAAATAACATTATTAATGTGCGCCTTTGTAATCGCATGTGCTTATTTTAATTATAAGAGTGGGTACAAAGAAGGTGTAATGAAAGGCATGGAAGAAACATTAAAGATGCTTGAAGCAACTGGTTATATTAAAGTGGTTGAAGATGCAACTGGCGAAACTGAAATTAGAAAAGTGCCAGAAATCAAAAATGAACTTTAGTGATCATTCATATGAAATATTAGATAATTATCAGCAACAAGGTATTTGGCCTATTGCTGATAATTCATTATTGTCTGGTAAGTATAATAACAGATTTGCAGTAGCAAAACGTTTATTTGATAAACTTGATAATAGTTATTTTACTAGACATAATACCCAACAAGATATAAGTAGTTGGGAAGATCCAAATATACCAAACAAGAGTTTTTCTAAAATACATTCGGGAAATGTTTTTAGTTATGATAGCGATTATATGGCAAGCCCAGAACATTGGGAACTAGAAAATCCTACAGAATTCGTACAAAGACAAAAACTGTATGTATACGATTGGTCAACAAAATTAGATGATGAAGATTTTGATTATTTCGTAGATATACACAATGATTTTAAACCTGTATTAGATCATTACTTAAATGAGTGCTATTCAGATCAACGAGATTTGTGGAAAGAAAACCTTTACAAATTAATGATTATACAGTATAATACTAGTAATGCTACAAAAGAAAATATAGTTGAACATCGTAAATGGAACACTGAACGTTTTGGTGATGAACATTTTGATGAAACATTAGGTGGATTACACTTAGGTGAAAACTATTCAGAATTTAGAGCATTAAATACAAAGACAAACAAATGGGAAATTATAAAAGAACTTACTAAAAATAAACAGATGTGGATGTTCGGAGAACATTCTCAACTAAGTGGATGGATTCCTACTACACATGGAATGATACATAATCCACAACAAGATTTAGAAGAACGATACAGTATAATTTTTGATTTACAAGCAAGATACAAATAGGAGATAAAATGATAATACCAACAGTAATTGAGAGTACAGGAAGAGGCGAACGTGCATATGACATCTATAGTCGTTTGCTAAAAGATCGTATCGTAATGCTTAATGGCGAAGTTAATGACCATACTGCAAACCTAGTAGTTGCACAGATGCTATTTTTAGAATCACAAAATAGTTCAGAGGATATTAACTTTTATATTAATAGTCCAGGTGGTGCAGTAACCGCAGGATTGGGCATATATGATACAATGCAGTTTATTAAATCTTCTGTAAGTACAATTGTAATGGGACAAGCATGTAGCATGGGTAGTTTCCTTGCTATGGCAGGCGAACCAGGCAAACGTTTAGTATTGCCAAATTCACGTACAATGATTCACCAACCAAGTGGTGGTGCAGGTGGACAAGCAACTGATATGCAAATTCAAGTTGATGAGATTCTTAAGATGAAAAAGAACCTAACACAAATTTATGTTAATCATAATAGTGCAGGTAAAACATTTGAACAATTAGAAGCGGCAATGGAACGTGATAATTTTATGTCAGCACAAGAAGCCGTAGATTTCGGCCTAGCTGATAAAGTTGTTACAAGAAAAGCATAATCTTTATCATTATATAATATATATTGTGTTTGTTAACTAAATACAAGTATGAAAATACATGATATATTAGAACGTGAGCAGGTACTAGAAGGTCCAAATGATCCTCACATATTTAAAGCAGTATTCTTAGCAGGTGGACCTGGCTCGGGTAAAAGTTATGTGGCAAACAAACTATTATCAGGAACAGGATTAAAATCTGTTAATAGTGATGATGCATATGAATACCTAGCACATAAACACAATTTTGATTTGACTGACCCTGAAGCAATTTCAAGTGACAAAGGTCAGGAACTTCGTAACCGTGCTAAAGAGATTACTAAGACAAAAGAAGGATTATATCTAGATGGACGTCTTGGATTAATAATTGATGGTACAGGAAAAAACGTACAAAAAGTAGCTGAAACTAGTAAGCAGTTACAAAAATTGGGATACACAACTATGATGCTATTTGTTAACACAAGTGAAGATATTGCTCAAGAACGTAACCAGCAAAGGAACCGTAGATTGGCAAGTAACATTGTAACAATGATGTGGCAAAAAGTGCAAGAAAATATCATGAAGTTTCAACAAGTATTTGGAGCGGCCAATTTCCATGTAGTTGACAATAGCGGAGGTTTGGAAGATCCAGATCGTAAAGAAAATTTCGACCAAGTATATCGTGAAGTTCGTAAATTTCTTTCACAGGCACCAACCGGTCGAGCGGCAAAATTATGGCTTGCTAATTATAGCAAAACATAGTATATTAACTAAACAATATAATAATAAATACTATACAGTTTAAGTATAGCTGTTTAACTAATGTGAAAGATTCTTATGTATACATACAACGCAAAATTAATTAGAGTAATAAACGGTGACACATTAGACCTAGAAATTGACCTAGGTTTTGATTTAAATATAAAACAACGTTTAAAACTTTATGGAGTGGATACTCCAGATAGCAGATCTAGTGACCTTGTAGTAAAACAAAAAGGTTTAGATGCTAAACAACGACTAATGGATCTTTTACCTAAACAGTTCGAAGTCACAACTATCCTTAACAAAAGAGGAAAGTACGGTCGTATTCTTGGAACAATTAAAATCCGAGATGAAAAAAATAATGAAATCAACATAAATGAATTATTGGTTGACGAAGGGCATGCCATTCGTTACAATATAGGAAAATAATATGAGGTATTTTGGATATTGGACAATCTTTGTAGCATTATCAATAAGTGCAGTGGCGGCCTACTACAGCATTGTTGGTCTTGTCGCAATTTTTGCCAGTGCCATAGTACCAATTATTATTATGGGTACCGTACTAGAAATTGGTAAACTAACGTCAGCGGTGTGGTTACACCTACACTGGCGACAGGCACCCATTCTTATTAAGACATATCTCTCGGTAGCAGTGGTATTGCTTATGTTTATTACAAGCATGGGTATATTTGGATTTCTTAGCAAAGCACACATAGAACAAACGAGCCTTGCTACTGAGAATGTCGCTCTTATAGAACGTATTGATACAAGTATTAATAGAGAAAAACTAACTATACAAAAATCAGATGATAAGATTATTAAACTTGAAACACTAGATACATCTATTGATGATGATTTGCAACAAAAAATACGTGAAGAAACAGATAGAATTAACAATGCATATGTAGGTGTCCAACCATCAATTGATGAACAAAATCAAATTATTAAAGAATTCAAAGACGAATCTAAAGTAGCACAATTACCATTTGAGAATCAGATAAAAAATATAGATACTCAATTAAATCTCATTGAGCAGTATATTGCTAATGAAGAAATTAAGAAGCTACAAGGATTAATAGGAGCTTCGCAGGATGGAAGATATGGTTCTAAAACTGCTAAAGCAATTAAGGAGTTTAGAGAACTTAAAGCTAAAGATAGACAAGTAGCTATCTTTCAATTAAATAAAATTAGAGACAACAACGATGATCAAGTTATCAAAGACGCTAGAACAGAAATTAAAAGATTACGAGCATTAGCAGAACAACAAATTGCTGACTCAAATGAATTAATTACTAGACTTAGAGCTCAACTTGGACAAGGACAGCAAGACGATAGTACAGACCAAATACTAGCACAACGTAGTATTATAACTGATGCTACTGCAAATTTAGATAGTTTATATGAAGAAAAATTTAAACTAGAAGGTGAGAGCAGAGCATTGGAAGCAGAAGTTGGTCCTGTTAAATATATTGCTGAACTAATTTATGGATCAGATCCAACTAGAAGCATGTTAGAAGATGCAGTTAGATTTGTGATATTATTACTTGTTTTGGTTTTTGACCCACTAGCTATTGTACTTGTGATATCAGGTATAACGTTAGTAGAAAGGTTTCCCAGGCCTAGCAAGACCGAAATAAATACAATATATGAAGAAACAAAAGAAGACGAAATGGGAGTCGACGAAGATGAACCCAGCACTCAAGAAGATGATATTAGTGATAAAGAAGACGAAACGATTAGCCCCGAGCCTATTGTACAAGATGAAGTTCCTACAGAAAAGGTAGAAATTTTTACAGACAAAGAAGGCAAGGAGTATACTATCAACGAAAAAGGTCACAGAGAATATCTTCTAGATTCTCAACAATACGATTTGAACAACAATTCAAAAAAGATATTAAAAAAAGACAAACAAGAACTAGTGAATAAGATAGTAGCGGAAATGCGTAGCACAGGAAGTTGGCCAGGAAGTGGACATTTACAAACTGAAGGTGTTATTAAAAAGAAAATTGAAGATATTTTTGCAGACGATGCATCATTAGAATTAAAAGAATTAATCTCAAGAGCTGACCAAACAGTTCTTACACAAGTATACAAAGAAATGATCAAAGATACAAATGACAATTGATAACGATAGTTACACAGTAACAGCCCCTGATTTAATGCTAACGGAACATGGAATAGGAATATGTATTTCTAGTACCGATGAAGTATTAATAACAGAAATAAAAGAACTGTTTGAAAAGTACATAGCTACAAGCGTGGTATTTTTTGTGCAAAACAAAAAAACATCATCATCTACATTGCCATGGATATGGAATGTGTCCAATACGTGTGACTTTATGATAGTTGATGTAGACACTTGTGCTTGGGAAGATATTATGGCAGCACTTTTAAAATCACAGCAACATCAAAATACAGTGTTGTTTTATAGTGATAAGTACAAGAGAAGAGAAACAGTAAAATTGATAAACGCCACAGGAACTAACCTTGTAGTGCGTTCAATACATGACATTAATAATTTTGTAAGGTTACAAATGAATCCAGAGTATTTTGATGAAAAGTAATTTACCACATTGTAATTTTTGTGGCAAAGACACTACACAAATAAGCAAGTTATTAGCAGGAGAAAACAATATCCATATTTGTAGTGGATGTGTTGAATTCTGTTATAGCATAGTTAAGAATGATAAAGTTCAAGTAACTGATGCACTAAGTAAAAAGAAAGTTCTTCCTACACCAAGAGCAATTCATAAATTTTTAGACGAACATGTTATTAGTCAAGATCATGCTAAAAAGACTTTGAGTGTAGCAGTGTATAATCATTATAAAAGAATAACTTCTAAAACAAAAACCAAGTTACAAAAAAGTAACGTATTAATTGCAGGTCCAACTGGAACTGGTAAAACGTTAATGGCACAAACACTTGCTAAGTTACTTAATGTACCAATGGTAGTAACTGATGCAACCACAATAACTGAAAGTGGATATGCTGGAGATGATTCAGAAGTGCTAATACACAAATTGTTTCAAGCAGCTGACTATGATATAGAATCAGCTCAACATGGTATTATATATGTTGACGAAATTGATAAGAAAGCTAAACGTAATGACTATGTTAGCTTGAGTAGAGACGTATCCGGAGAAGGAGTCCAACAGAGCCTTTTAAAGCTCATGGAAGGTACTATAGTAACGGTTCCGAACAAACCGCAACATAACCCGGAGAAAGTGGATATTGACACCAGTGAGATACTATTTGTAGTAGGTGGAGCCTTTGTTGGTCTACAAGATGTTGTGGTTAATCGCCTAGGTAAGTCGAAGATAGGATTTAACGACGGTTTAGACGCCGATGTAGAACAGTGGGAAACACACTTACAAACACGTGATTTAGTAAAATATGGACTTATACCTGAATTTGTAGGTAGACTACCATCTGTAAACGTCCTTAGCCCTTTAAATAAGAACGATCTTGTAAAAATACTAACTGAACCCACTGATAGTATAATAGATCAAATAAAAGAGCTTTTTTTACTTGACAAAATACAAATAGAGTTTACAATAAAAGCATTAGAGGAAGTTGCAGGCATTGCAATTAAAGAAGATATAGGTGCCAGAGGTTTACGTAAGATATTAGATGAAAAACTCTTGGAAACGCAGTATATGTTACCAGAATTATATAGTCAAGGAATAAGAAAAATTATTATAAATGAACAAGTTATTTCTAGGAACGCACAGCCACAATACATTAAAGGTGACAATGCAGAATAGAAATTATAAAAAACGTGAAGAAAAACCTTTTGTTGTTTCAAACGAAAGGATAAGACACAAAGAAATTAGAGTATCAGCTGAACACATGGAAAGCCAGGTCATGTTAACTGCAGATGCTTTAAAAGAGGCCAGATCGTTAGGTTTAGATTTGATACTAGTTGCTGATAAAGCATCACCACCAGTATGTAAAATAACTGATCTTAATAAACATCTGTACTCAATAAAACAAAAAGACAAACTGGCAAAGAAAAAACAACGAGAGAGCGTTGTAGAAACCAAAGAAATACGCATGGGTCTAAATATTGATACGCATGACTTAGAAACAAAAGCCAAAGCGGCTCGTAAGTTTTTGGATAAAAATAACAAACTAATGGTTACGGTGTTATTAAGAGGTAGAGAACGTGGCAGACAGGACATGGCAAGAGAATTGCTAAATACATTTGCTCACTTATTAGAAGTAGAGTATGAACAAATATCCTCACAGAATAACAGAGTAACCGGGAAAATATAAAAACTATGGCAAATAACAATTATAGAGATAAAGAGAAAAAAGGCGGAAACGGATTAACCGTTGAAGTTAGAAACAATAACGTTGAACAAGCACTTAGAAGATTAAAAAAGATGATTGCTAAAGATGGTATTATGCAAGAAGTACGTGACCGTAAACACTTTATAAGTAATACGGAAAAAAGACTTAAAGCAGAAGCAGCTGGTAAAGCTAGACATCGTAGACGTATTGCTAAAGACGGCTTTACAAATAATTAAAGAATTTTATGCACATCTGTGCATAAATAACAATGTATAATAGAACTGATTTCTTTATACATGGGACGCCGAAAGGGTTCCGAATAATCTTGCTTAACAAAGGAGAAAAATTATGACTAGATTAACAACACTAAACCTACCAGACTTTTATAAAGCCACTATCGGTTTTGATAAGATGTTTGATGAGATGCAAAATGCATTTTCAGCTAATCCAACAGGCGGCTATCCACCATACAATATTGTAAAGGAAAGTGATAGTAGCTACACGATTAGTTTAGCAGTTGCAGGGTTTAACAAAGACGAACTAACAATTAAACAAGATGGAAACGTATTATCAATTTCAGCAGAAAAGAAAGAAACTGATGATAAAGTTGAATATCTACACAAAGGTATTGGAACTAGAAATTTCAATAGAGAATTTAGTTTAGCTGATTACGTAGAAGTAACATCTTCTAAACTAGATAACGGAATCTTAGTAGTTACATTGGAACAGAATATTCCAGACGAAAAGAAACCAAGAACAATTAACATTGATTAAAAGGTAAAATATGGCACAAGCATCACATGACGAAGTAGCAGAAATCACTAAATTAAGTAGTCCACCCAAGTTTAATGTAATTCTACTTAATGACGACAGTACTCCGCAAGACTTTGTAGTTATTGTTTTACAACAAACTTTTAATAAAACATTAGAAGACGCAAAGGCTGTGATGCTTGATGTCCACGAAAAAGGCCGTGGTATCGCAGGTACATATAGTTATGAAGTAGCTGAGCAAAAATGCGTTGAAGCTATTACAGAAGCTAGACGAAATGGATTTCCATTAGACGTCACGTTAGAAAAAACAGAATAAAGTAAATAAATGAAAATAGCAATCACGCAACGTGTGATTGACTTTCGAAACGGTCCATACGACAGCTTAGATCACGGATTCTATGACATGTTCTCTGGACACACATTAAGACCAATTCCAAATAACTTAGAACACTATCAAACAGATATCGTAGTTAAAAGTGATTTAGTAGTATTTACAGGTGGTAACAGCATGGTACCTGGTAATTGGCAATATAATGAAAACCGTTTAAGAGTAGAAAAGCACACGTTAGATTTAGCCAAGCTCTATAATAAACCAATATTAGGAATTAGCAGAGGAAGTCAATTCCTTAATGTAAGTTTCGGCGGCAAAATTGCACTAAATGGTAGACACAAGCAAGATCATAATGTATACTACAATGGTAGTGAAGTAGAAGTTTGTAGTAGACACGAAGAAATATTAAGTAAAATACCTTATGGTGCAACATCATTAGCAACAGACGAAGATGGAAATTGTGAGAGCTGGAAACTAGATAACATTATAACAGTACTATGGCACCCTGAACGAATGAATACACATTGGTTGCCATACGAAGCATACGGAGTATTAGGATTATGAGAATAGGATTTACATGTAGTACATTTGACTTGTTACACGCAGGTCATATAGGCATGCTTAGAGAAGCAAAAGCAAACTGTGATGTTTTGATTGTAGGATTACAAAGTGATCCAACTATTGATCGCCCAGATACAAAGAATAAACCCATACAAACAATGGTAGAACGTTATGCACAACTTAATGCATTAAAGTTTGTAGATGAGATTGTACCGTATCAAACTGAACAAGATTTAATGGATATATTAGAACTGTTTCAGTTAGACGTTAGATTCTTAGGTGACGAATATAAAGAAAAAGAATTTACTGGAAAAGACATATGCCGTAAGCGTGGCATTGAGCTACACTTTAATAAAAGAGATCACAGATTCAGTACAACAGATTTAAGAAAAAGGGTATGCAATAATGAGAATTGATCAAGACATAAAATTAGACTACAGTGACGTTTTAATTCGTCCAAAGCGTAGTACATTAAGTTCACGCAAACAAGTAAGACTTGAACGCAAGTTTAAATTCAGAAACAGCAGACACGAATACGAAGGTATTCCTATTATGGCTGCTAACATGGATGGTGTCGGAACATTTGAAATGGCAGATGAACTTGCTCAACAAAATATATTTACATGTTTAGTAAAAACATATTCATTGGAAGAACTTGTAGACTTTTTTAACAATGATTATCCAGATAATAGAAGAACACAAAACATTGCTATGAGCATTGGTACAGGAACAATAGACTTTGATAAGTTAGAAGCCGTGTACAATAAAGTAAGCAATAAACTAAAATATGTATGTATGGATATTGCAAATGGTTACAGTGATCACTTTGCACAACATGTTAAAAAAGTTCGTAATGCATTTCCTAATTTAGTAATTATAGCAGGTAATGTAGTTACTGGAGAAATGACAGAGGAGTTAATTTTAAGTGGAGCAGATATTGTTAAAGTCGGAATTGGACCAGGAAGTGTGTGTACAACAAGAATCCAAACAGGAGTCGGGTATCCGCAACTTAGTGCAGTCATTGAGTGTGCAGATGCGGCGCATGGACTTGGTGGACATATTATCGCTGATGGCGGCTGTACTTGTCCTGGCGATGTGGCTAAGGCTTTTGCTGGCGGCGCCGACTTTGTAATGCTTGGTGGTATGCTTGCTGGCCATAATCAAGGCGGTGGTGACGTAATTACTCGATACTATGAAACTAATGAACTAGAATATCAAGTTGGCGAGCATTTGGCCAATCGTGTACATAAAGTAGAAGAAAAAAAGTTTGTGCAGTTTTATGGAATGAGTAGTGATGCGGCAAACACTAAACACTTTGGTGGATTAAAAGATTATCGAAGTAGTGAAGGACGTGAAGTACTTGTACCATATCGTGGTGACGTTGCTAACACACTTCAAGACTTATTAGGCGGATTGCGTAGTACATGTACATACGCAGGTGCAATGAAACTTAAACAACTTAGCAAATGCACTACGTTTGTTCGTGTTAACAATCAGTTTAACAAAACATACGAAAGCACAACAACTAAGACGTAGTCAGTTATGCGTTTAAAGCATTTCGTATATGCTTATAGTGCAACAATACTTACTTACTTTTTAGAGGTCTATTTGATAAATAGATGTGTAATAAGAAAAGCGACCTCAGCTTAGAAAAAATGAGTGGCACTCGGGAAAGACCAGGGCATAACCCATGCCTTACAAGTGGCGCAGTGGCAACATAGGCGCAGTGGTAGCAGCCAGGAGAGACTGGCAAAACAAATGGATGCTTTCCCAAAAACATCCACACATAAACGGAGAATGAAAATGACAAAACACTTTTTTAGTGGCCTGTCATGGATATTTGGTGGAAACCCACGTGCGGCTATTGACCAAAATCTATTGACTTACGCCAAAACAGAATACGGAAAAGACTGGTCGTATGCGTATGAACACATGCTAGCCAACAATGGTCAGCCACCTAAGTATAGAGCTGACTTATCTACTAACAAAAACCTTACAGGATGGATCTAACAATGACTACAGCAACAGTATATCAAACAACATGCAAATTATGTGAAGTAATAGGCGTAAAAATTAGTGCAGTATTTGCACGTATGATTGAAATGAGTGAACAAGCAGGCAGATCAAAAGCCGCTAGTGAACTTGCAAGACAAGGATATCATAAAGAAGCAAAAGCATTGATGTTAGAACTAAACGAAGTACGTAACGAAATACAAGCGAGAAGAAAAAAATGACTACATTAACACTATCAAAAACTTATTGTACAATTTGTGATACAGTTAAAAATGCTTTTAACGCAGTATTAGAAGCAAGAGCAAAACGTTCAAGTCGTAATGCAACTTATAAAGCTCTACAACAACTAAGTAATGCAGAATTAAATGACATCGGAATTTGCAGAGGCGATATTAATTATATTGCTAACGGTGGAACAGTATACAGAGGAAGATTTGGTTATACAACAGACAAAGAAAACGAGTTAGTATAATGTGGCCTTACACTGACGACGAACTTGAGTTTATTAATAAACCAAAATAAAGTATAGTTTTAATCGCATAAATAGTTGTATGAGCAAAGTACATCTATTATCAGAAATTATACAAAACTTAACTGTAGCACCTTCGCAAGAAGATAAACTAGACATTCTAGAACAATACAGCAAAGAAGTTATATTGAAGCGGGTTATAAGTATTTCTTATAACCCGTGGATCAATCTTAACATGTCAGATTTTACACCAAAGCGTATGGGTAAAAAGTTTGGCATGGGCATTGCAAAATTCACTCACATCATAGACGATATCATCCAGGAAAAATATACTGACAAAGAAAAGTATTTTTCATGTAATATGGCAATGCAACATATGAATCAATATGATGCTCCAATATTTGTATCAGTTATCAGACAAGATCTAGACTTAGGTTTAGAAATAGATACAATCAATAAAGTATGGCCTGGATTAATAATGGGCTATCCTATTAGTACACCTTCCACAATAGATTACAAAACATTTAAATTATTTCCAGCATCTGTACAGCAATGTTCTAGAGGTTTACGTGTTAACATTATTATACACAATGATGTAGTTACTTACAATGATAAAAATGGTAATGCAATATCGGGTTGGGATATGTATGATCAACAATTTAAAAACCTAGCACAAGGGCAAAGTACTGTATATGATGGACACGCAGTTGTAGCAAATGGTCCTAATATTGTAGAAACTGATAATGAAAAAGTATTAGAAGCACAACCAGAAGATATTAAGTTTATGCTATGGGATGTAATACGCTATGATGGATTTATTGAAGGTAAAGACACACGTATTGGATACAACTGGCGTTATAATGGATTGGAACATATGTGTATACTTGCTATAGAGAAAAATCCACAACCATGTTATTCTGTTTCTAAAGCAGAACTTGTAGGTAGTCAAGAACAGTTAGAACTTACAATTAATAAAATAGGATCTTGTGTTGTTAAAAGTTTAGATGGTACGTGGAAACATGGTATTGATGACACGCAACTTATTTACGAGAAATAATCTTCTTAATATAATGAGCACCTAAATGATCGTAAAGATTATCAAAGAATTGAAACTTACTCCAAGCTCTACATCTTCCACGTAGTTTATCTTTTAAACGCTGAAAGTAACTCATGTTATTACTAATTTTATTAGTATAAGACATGTAGTATAATTCACCTATATGATGATAATATCCAAATGGTGGAACTTGTGGAACAATGTCATTGTTATTAACAAAACGATATGCTTCTATATCTTTAAATTGTTCTCCCCATTCTTTATTTCCAGTTCTAGGACATCCATAAGTATAAAGCACTTGATTAGCACCTAATGCATGAAATCTACTTGTACATATAGTTGCCATTGCGGCTCCTAAACTATGTCCAGTAATTACAAGTTTTTTAGTAGTTACTTTTTTACCTAACCATTTTCTAATGTTAGGATAAAGTTTATCTAATTCACCTTTGAATCCCGAATGTACATGTCCTTTAGTTTCTGCATCTGCAGGCCATGCTTTAATATCAGCAATAATATCACTAAATTGCGTAGGTTCTGTTCCTCTAAATGCAATTACAATATAGTCATGCATTGTAATTCCATATGCTTGTGCATTACCTACTTCAAAGAATTTTAAATTTGTATGTTTTATTTTTTTATCAGTTAAAAACTTTTTCATTGCATCTGTATCTTCGTAAGCATATTCGCAAATCCATGCACATAATTCTGCTAGGTCCCAATTTATAGTTTTATTTTTCATGAATTAATTTCTCCAGTCTGTGTGTAGGAATACGTGTATTATAAATATATCTCCATACTTTGCCTCTTCCATTATCAACTTCAAATATAGTTTCTCTATATCCTATACTAATAATAGTTGCTTTTTCACCATCTAAGAAAACACTATCACCAGGTTCAAAACCCGGCTTCATTTTCCAACGAAGGCTTGCTACTAGATCACTAACAAGATCTTTAACCCACAGTGCTACTATTCCAGTAAACACTAAGCCTAGAATTGGTGATATAAATTGCTGAAAATGTAATACTTCTGATTCTAACATATTATAACTATTTATTAAAAAATTACAAAAACACTTGACTTTATATAAAAAACACCATATAATTACGTTAATTGATCAACTATAGGAGAATATCAATGAATGAAATTACGACTGTACCATCAGTATCATTTAGAGTTAGGGTCCCAGACGAGAATGCTGAATCTAACAATTGTGAAATCATGCCTTCAACATGGGCAGATCTAACTACTGATGAAATTTTTAATAACAAGAAAGTTATTGTGTTTAGTTTGCCAGGTGCATTTACACCTACTTGCTCTACATTTCAACTTCCAGGATTTGAGCTAGATGCACAAAAATTCTATGATAAAGGTGTAGACGCTATTTACTGTATTAGTGTTAATGATGCCTTTGTTATGAATGCATGGCGTGATGCACAAAATCTAAAAAACGTCAAAGTTATTCCAGATGGGAATGGCGACTTTACTAAAGGTATGAATATGGATGTTACGTTTAATAATCGTGGCTTTGGTATGCGTAGTTGGCGTTATGCAATGATTGTTGATAACGGAACAATTACACAGATGTTTACTGAACCAGGAAAAACAACAGATTCAGATCCAGATCCATATGGTGAAACTTCCCCTGATAATGTATTTGCATCTCTATAGGAGTAACTATTGAAAGTTATTAAAGATTCAATTGAAAACTTTTTTAAGTGGGTATCTAATAGTGAGTTAGTTGAACTAACTGACATAGATTGTTCTGAAGATCCAGTAAGGCCTAAATTAGACTTGGAATTTAGAACATCATTTGGTAGAAAAATATTTGGTCTAAAAGCTAATAATGAAATACAAGGCATTATATGTATTGCGTATTGTAATGATATTCCACAAAGTGAAAGAGAATTAAACCTATTAAGTCAGAATGCTAACTTACTTAACAATGCAGATATAGCAGTCGCATATACTGTATGGTCACGTAAGAAAGGCGCTGGCAGAGAAATTGTAACTAAACTAAAAGAATATTATAAAGACAGAGATGATATTAAACGTTTAGTTACACTTTCGCCACTTACACCAATGGCTACACATTTTCATATTAGCAATGGTGCAAAGTTAGTACAACATAATTCAGATACACAAAATTTTGAATATATCCAAAATAAAGGTTGACAGAATATCAACAAGAGTGTATAAATATAACTTGTAACGTTGAAGCAATTCAAACGCTATTCAGGACCTCGGGGCAGTACCGAGCGACTCCACCAAAAGCACTTGTAGATGAGATATTGGATCACTGCTTGCGAGTGCTTTTGATGGGGTCGAAATAGGATCGACTGGTAGTTAATAGAGTATGTGGAGTTATCCGGATCTAAGCACGGTTATCGCGAAGAAACTTTATAATTGCAAATAACAATTATGCGCCAGCAATGGCATTAGCGGCTTAGTTTAACTAAGCACGTAGGGGTGGGTACTACCTGGCAACAGAAGTGCCTCCATTAACGAAGATGGGACCATTTATAAATTAAGGAACATTTATGAAAAATATAATCATTACAGCAGCAATGGCTGCCTTTATCTCGTCTACGGCAATCGCAGACGATTATGATAATACATCATTAACAATGGCTGCCGAAGGCTCTGTTTATGGTGTTGAGTTATCAACAAACGATACTACAAGATCAGTAAGTGTGTATAACACTAACGGTTCTTTAGATTTGGGCGTACAGTTATCAGATAACGGTACAAACAGAGATTACAATGTATCTGTTGGTAAAACTATCGAAATGCCACTAGGTTCAGCTGAAACTACACTTGCAACAGCATATGTATCAGGTGAAGCTGAATACAATTGGGGCGATAGCTTTACTAAAAGTGAAATTCATTTAACGCCAAAAGTTGGAGTTAAAACAAGTATCGCTAACTTTACACCATACGGTGAATTAGGCTACGGTCTAAAATCAATCGAAGGTGATTACACAGATATCAATAGAGATACACCATTTGCAGAAATTGGTACATCACTAAGATTAACTGATGCTACTTCATTAAAAGCAGGCATCAAGCAATCAATGAATAACGATTGGGACAAAACTGATCGTGAAGTTGGTGTTAAATTAACTGTATCGTTCTAATTTTATAAGGTTTGCGGGCGCCTTCGAACAAAAAGCCCGCACATTTCCAATACATTTTTAAGGTTGACTTTTAGTCTCATTATGTTATTATAATAACTTAATGGACCCGTAGTTCAGCTGGATAGAATGCCTGTCTACGAAACAGGAGGTCAAAGGTTCGAATCCTTTCGGGTCCGCCAAAATTTAATAAATATACTTGTGACACATATTGTACATAAGCACATTATAATTAGAGCGGAAGTGCTTAATCCGCCAAGTGATGAAACTCACACTAGCAACCAAGTAAAAACTCTGATCGAAGATATAGGTATGAAGATACTTATGGGGCCATTTGCAAAATATGTAGATATGGTTGGTAACAGAGGACTTACAGTTGCAACAATTATAGAAACCTCACATATAGTATTGCACACATGGGACGAATGCGATCCTGCATTAATGCAATTAGACGTTTATACTTGTGGACCATTTGATCCTGAAATAGTATTTAAATGGCTTGAACAATACAACCCAATAAAAATAGATCACAAATATATTGATAGGGAATTTGGTTTAGAAATCTTGCCAAGGAAATAGTTTTTTTAAATACGGATATGTCGTCTGACCTTTAATTAATAAAGTATCAAAACCTTTCCATATAATTCTTCCATTACATCCTTCAAGGTATGTTATCATATCTCTTTCACATTTAAGTCTTATGTTTTGTGAATACAATACTGCATTAACTTCGTAATTGTATGCATTACTACTATCAATAAAAACTTTCTCGTTTTCATTTAATCTGTTAACTTCAGAATCTAAAAGCATTTGTAATTTATTAATATTCATAACATCTAACCTCTTAAAGTCAACTTTAAATGATTGTGCTTCTTTCCTCCACCAATCAATAAAGTCTTGTCCTAGGTCTTTTAAATATGAATCTACTATTTTTAAATTTTCAGGTCTTGTAAAAAACATTGATTGTATGTAATGATCTAATGTATATTGTGTAACAAATTGTTCCCAATTAGTTCCATCCCAATTTTTAAATATATGACTTTGCATATGTAATGCTAATACATCTTGATCGTAACAAAACAAACGACCATTTGGTTTTAAACCTTGTATGTATGCATTTATAATAGGACTTAGTCCACCACATGTACTAAACACAGCTCCACACACTTGATCTTTTCTAATAGTATCTAAATCTTCTGTATTTGCAGAATACCATCTTGTTACCCAACACTCTGCACCAATCATATGAAACTTTTCATAATGATCCATCATCTCACCATATACATATTCTTTTTGATGGCGTAAATGTTTATCCCATACAGCTACTTTTTTGCCTTGTGATAATGCAGTGTTTAATAAGTTCCAACCTGTGTGTTGTCCTACTACATTAACTTCTTCATCCGTAGCACTAATTGATACTGGATTATATGTTTGATGATCACTTAATGTTTCTGTAGAACGTTCTACTTTAGTAGCTGTCCATTCAACATCATCTAGTCTTTCTCCAAAGAAAGGTTTACCTGACTCAGCCCACCATTCAAGATCTATCCACATACATTGTGGATGTAGTTGCCACCATGCTTCTTCTCTGTCTAATATATGTCCTACAATAACACAGTCTTTGAATTCGTTGCCCCAATAGGGTTTTGTTTCTTCAATAAAGTCTTGTAAAACAATTCCTTGTTTCATAATCATAATGCTCGTGAATCCATTATCTAATCCTTGTTGACATAAGTCTACAAAATCATATGATGATACTTGTTTTATTTTTCTATATTTAATAGAATAAAAGTCTAACAAATTAGCAGTAGTTGCTTCTACAGTTTTGTCTTTTATCCTGTCGTTGAGTAGCCATCCTAATCCGCAATCCTGTGGAAGTTTATCAGGCCCATGTGGTAATACAAAATTTTTCATAATTTTCCTCTGTTGGTGTTGACTTTGTGAGTGTTTTGTTTTATAATAAATATCATTAACAAAGTATATTACTATTTACCATCTGTAATAAACTAGTAAATAAGACAAAAAAGATGTTGACATTGTGAACATTAGATGTTATATTAGTAACATAAATTAAGGAGCGGATATGATTAGTAGTAGACAAATAGTAGAAATCTTAAATGATGAGATCAGTAAAGAAAACGATGAATCAGTCCGTACAGCACTAAGAAAAGTTAAGGACAGAATTGAGATTCTAGAAGAAATTGAATACGTTAACATGTACAAACAGCCCGTATACGATGAAACTGAATCAAAAAGTAAAACAAAGCGAAAGGCTGCTGAAGAATTTGATAAGTTGTTTAAATGACAATAGTAGACTATAGCGAAGTTCTAAACAAAATTGAAGTACTTACGGAAACAGTAGAAGTGATCCGGAGTCGTATACAAGAACACGACACCGGACACTTATACACAACAATAAGTACATTAGAAGAATATATACAAGAGCTAAACAAGCAAATAAAAATCCTCGAAACAACAGAGTAAAACATGAAACTTAAAGATCTTAAAATGGTGGAAACCAAATTTCCAAACGGCGTAAAAGCAACTGTACAGTTTGGACCTCATTACGAATTAAGTATTATTAAAAACGAAATGTCTTATGGCGGGAAAAGTGGACTATACGAAATCGGTGTCTTTTTAGATAACGAAATGGTAGCACTACCAAGTATTACTGAATCAGGTGATACTGTCAGAGGATACCTCACCGAAGAAAAGGTAGACTTTATCATAGAGTCTATGTCAAGCCTCACAAAGAGAGAACCTACACAAAGATAAACAGTTATCCGCTCTTAGCTCAGCTGGATAGAGCAACTGCCTTCTAAGCAGTAGGTCACAGGTTCGAATCCTGTAGAGCGGGCCAATTTAGCCTCCTTGATGGAATGGTAGACATAACAGACTTAAAATCTGTGGCCATATGGCGTCCCGGTTCGAGTCCGGGAGGAGGTACCAAAGATACTCTTGTAGCATAGCGGTCTAATGCCACCCGCTCATAACGGGTCGATCACAGGTTCGAATCCTGTCGGGAGTACCAAGAAAGAAGAAGAAGGAATGGAAAGTAGCATAACGGTAATGCAGTTGTTTTTGGTACAAAAGATTATAGGTTCGAATCCTATCTTTCCAGCCAATAAAAGGATAGTCAATGTATAAAGTAACAGCATGGTTTAAAGATAAAAAAATATCACAAGAATTTCACAATGTACTTGATGCTATTGAATATAGAGATGATGTGGACGCACATTATCCAACAAAGGTAATATTTAGAAAGGTAATATCAATGAGAGAATTTATTTACAACAGTTGGAACGTAGTTATGGATCATGAAAAGAATCCACTATGTAACATTCCAGATTTCAGCACACGGCACATGATTATGCAAGTATTAGCATGGATGTGGTGTATTGTGTTTGCTATTATTGTAGGTAGCATGTGGGCAGGAGTAGTTAGTATGATGCTACACGCATTACTGTTAGCCGCAGTTGC